AGAACACGACGAATTTTGGCAATCCTTTTATGTGGAGATTCGATCTTGGGATTCTTCGCAAATGAAAGATAATGATTTGAGAGTCTATCAGGCAATTATCATACTTTTTGAATCAAAAGAAGATATAGAAATTTTTAATAAGAAAGCTATTTATTTATACCTTCGAGAGATTACCGGGCTCAACACAAAACAGATTGTTAACTCGCTCAAGAAGTTTCGCAAGAGATATTATAATTTCAAGCAAGATTGGGAAGATGGCACAATATGAGCAATAAAAATTTAGAAACTCTGATTGATGAAGCGCTAGATAATATTCGTGACGATAGAAAAGTTGCAAGAGAGTTTTTAAATGAGATTGCCAATCAAATTGCAAAGGATTCAGAACAGAACAAGTATTTAAGCCCCGTGGCTGCCAAGCATATCGAGACGATGCAACGTTCTAATGAACAATTGGTGAAGCTGATCGGGCTGCGACAGAAAGGACAAACACAACAGGTGGGACTCACAGAAGAAGACAAGAACGATTTGTTCGATTTGATTCAGGGGGATGCGTAACGTGGGATGGAGAGAGGCACTAGAAATGTGGAATATGGATGACGAGGTTTATCCGGACTCCTATCAAAAAACCAACCAGTTTGTGGCAGTTGCTTTGACTTCTGGTTATGTTTTGACAAAAGAGGAAGCTAGCTCGTTTGAACGTGGCACTGATGCTGATGATTCTAGTTCGCCGGCCCTTAAGTGGAGCCGTGTGTCTTTTAGGGGCCGCATCCTCGGTCGCCGTTCGCCGCATTCATTTTTAGAAGATCCGTGCGATTTGGCAGAAACAACGAATGTCTCTTATGTATCAAATTTAATCGCCCAGCATACCGAATTTATTCTATCAGAAGATTTTTTTGAGGGAAACGCTAAAGCAAACATTGAAAGAAACGACAGAGTGAACGTTTATTTGGAGCCCGGCCCTGGCGATCAGCCTTACAATCTAGAGCGCGGCTGGGGGCTGTCACTCAATCAAAAAAGAAGGTTCCGTCGCGAATCCCAAAAAATCATTGATTGTGTGTCTATAAGGGATATTTGGGATAATGCTATTGATTTTGATCCTCAAGCGACTCCCATCCCAACTGTTGGTTCCTCCGGTGGCGGATGTAAGTTAGGTAGATCTGAAACATCGAAGAATAATCCCAATATTCTTTACGTGGGCGATAGTCAAATGGTAGGCGCCTTGGGCACCGCGTTGATGAAAGTGGGTGGTCCCGGAAACCGACTCGCAAAATCATCCACGAACCCGGGATTTTGGACAGATGGCGGTCAATCTGGCTTTATTGAATCAGATACGTCAGAACGTTGCAACGGCGCCGACCAACTCCGCGCAGAATTAGACAAAAACCCAACAAAAATTATAATTTCTCTTGGAGATAACGGGCCTTGGGGGCACGAAGCTCTCATTGCATTAATACAAGAAGAGTCCCCCAATGCCGAAGTTATCTGGTCAGGGAAATCGCCACCCATATATGGAGGGACGGGCTTCGATTATACTAATCCGGATGCGGTCGATGAAGGCGGCGCCTCCATTCAGCCCGGCGCGTATCAAAATGCATATAGCGCCGGCTCCGGATATAACGACACGCTAAGACAAGCTGTAGAAGCCGCCGGCTGGACATTTTATGATCCTTATGATTTCTTCGAAGGTGGAGGTTATGAAGGAAATTCCGGTTATGAGTGCAACGGGTGTGACGGCATCCATGTACCTTCGGGCCCCGCATCAGATTATGCGGAATGGCTAGCGGAACAAGAAGGTTTCTAAAAAAATGCCAAAAAGAAGAAATATAAATGTGACATTATTTAAAGAATTCTTAATTATTTGGAGAATTATATAATGACGATAGCAGCCGCCAGAGAACGACGTTGGCTAAAAAAGACGTTTTTAGACAAATATCAAAAAACTAATCAGTTTGTAGTGGTGGCTTTAACTTCTGGTTACATTTTGACAAAAAAAGAGGCGTCTGCTTTCGAAGTTGGTACCAGCGACGATGATTCCTCCGGCGCCCTTCGTTGGGCCCGTGTGGCATTTAGAGGAAGAGTTATTGGTCCCAATTCTCCCCATTTGCTTTTAACAGATCCGTGCAGCCTATCAACAACAGCAAATCCGCTGTATGTGTCGAATTTGATTGTCCAACACACTGAATTTATATTAACAGAAGATTTTTTTGATCAGAGCGCTAAGGGGAACATTGAAAGAGACGACAAGGTGAACGTTTATTTAGAGCCCGGGCCCGGAGATCAGCCTTTTAATTTAGAACGGGGGTGGGCGATATCTCTTCACAAAAAAAGAGGGTTCAGGCGCTCTACGGAAGATGAAGTCATGGATTGTACCTCTATAAAGGACATTTGGGATAATGCACCACCCATTGGTGGCAAATATGAGCCAAACCAGACCGGTGTTCCCATTAACTTTTCTCAGATTCAGCATACGGGCGACTGCGCACCAGCAAACGCTAGCGCCAAAAATGTAAAAGATTATTTTGGTCCCGATGGCTGGGCTGCTTATATAGAAGAATTGGGCAAGCATGAAAATCCGTGGGATGCCGACCAAAAGGCCCTCGAATCCCGCGGCACACTTGCTAGCCCAGCGGGCATGCTGGGGCGGTATCAATTTTCGGTCGAAAGCGCGGTAGGTGTGGGGATTATCACTAAAGCAGCAGTCGCCAAACACATGAAGGGCAATGACACACAGTTTACTTGCAAACTCAAAGACGATGGTACATACAGCGGCTTTACGTCAGAGACGACGTGTAAGGCGCGCCAGAAGCAGGTTGATGACCTGTATAAAGATTCAGATAGCTGGACTGGCAAGTACGGCGACAATTTAGAGGAATTCCTCGGCAGCAAAGATATCCAGAATGATGCATTAGCCACATATGTCGGGAATCCCCAGAAACAGAAAGCCCGCGGCACTGACATGAATAACGCTCAGGACGTTGCAGGGATGATGGCCGCTTCTCATTTGGTGGGCGGCCGCCACGCTGCGAACTTGAGAAAAGGTCTCGATACCGGAGACGGCAACGGGCATCCCGCCAGCGCGTATTATATAGATATGGGTAACGCAATACCATGCAAACAGTGAGGAATAAATAATGGCGAAAGATAGAAAAATAACAGATCAAGATAACTTTGTAGATTGTGCGACCGGTGACTCCACGGCTCCTGTCACCATACAAGACGATTTAGATAGCGGCCGAACTGTTCGCTTGGCTGAGAGGGGGGTTATGAATACCACCCCTCCACAGCCATTTGTAAGTTTCAATGCAGCCCCAAATGAAAAAATAATTTCCCACTCTAACGCCTATATTGTTTTTGGTCAAGATCGCCCTTCGACTGAAGCCAGCGGCGAAGGTGGACAAGGCGGTGTTTCTGATACTATTGATTTGGTGGTTGGACGCCTGGCATCTGCGCATGGTGGTAAAGGACCGTGCGATGGAATGATTGCTGGTAATAGTTTTGGCGCCGACGCTGCAAGAATTTATATAAGCAGATCAACAAAAGTGGATACAAACTTTGCAATCATGAGAACACCATGGGAAGACAAATATGAAAAGTTCGAGCCCGCTCGTTCTGCGGTGGCGATTAAAGCAGATAACGTGCGAATTATTGGCCGCCGCGGCGTGAAAATCGTGACTGGCGGAATGCGCGATGTGGAAGGGTTTGGCCCTGGCGGCGAAACGGACAGTTGGGGTAATAATATAGAACCAGCCCCTCAAATTGATTTGATTGCTGGTAACTATGTTGGCCGTCGAAAATGGCTATCTCTTAGTGGAAAAGAGGAAACATATCTACAGCCAATTGCTTTGGGATATCGCACCAGAGACGCGTTTCAAGATTTAGCGACACTTGTAGATCATTTGATGGGACTACTATATCAGTCATCATTGTTGTCAAAGAGCGCACTCTCCGGCATCGGGGCGGCCGTATACAGGGCATCCGCGGCCACAAGTGCAACAAGTGTCCAAATGGGGGTGTTTGTTGATTCTCCCGCTTACACTCTTAGACAGGGCATGGTTGAATTCGAGGGAATATACTTGATGGAGAGAGCCCCCCGCGCAGTTTGGAGCAGGAACGTCAACTCCACTTAAAGGTAAAATAATATGGCTGATTCAAAATTTCTACAATATCAAGACGCGAATGGCGATGGACTAATTGACGTTTGCGGAGAGTTCCCGGATGTAAATGAAGAATTTTGTCCCGGATGTATCCCTAACGCATGCGCCATCGTTCCAATTTGGCAAACCAGAAGAAAGTGGGAACCCTATTTAAATGAAAAAATTTGTAAATATCAAATTACGAAAGGAACTTGGTATACCACAACGAACCCCGATGAGAGGCCACCCCCCGGCGCCGATATTGGTCCCGAATCTGAAACAACAGAGCCCCCCTCAACTGAATCCGGCGCAACTTCTGGCTGCGACCTAGGCGCCGGAGGCATCGGCACTGGTTCTTCAGGCGCCGCCACGGATGTTACAACTGGTGGAATTTCCCGCGAGATATTCGATAAATTTGCCGATGAGATAATATTGGCGCTCTTGGAGGCTTACAACAAAGACACCTCCCAGAGTTCTCGAAATATAATAAAGAGATATTTGGAATATACTGATTGGGAGTTGGCCCCCCGCCCCAAGTCACGCCTTAAGCTTTTATATTCGGTTGCGTATGAGGTATTGCAAGGCATACCCGATGCATCAGAAGTAGAGGAAGAAGAGGAAATAGACGAATCGGACATTGAGGCTTCTTACAGCGCCGCAGATTTAGAAATTAAACTCATTCGTATTAGAAAAGGGTTGGATCTATTCAGTCGTTATTTAGATGTTTTTAGATCAATCGAGCAGTCTAATATACTTTATTTAAATCCAGAAGATTTTGGAAAAGCTAAAATATTTAATTTGGAAGCGTATGGAGATCGCGGTTGGTCTGATAATGATTCTGTTATGGGAAGGGTGTGGCTACACCTAAAGGGACATATAAAAGATAAAGGTTATTATTTGGATGCGAGTCGTGCCTGGGCCAATACGAAAGAAAGAGTTTCAAAGATAACTTTTCTATTCACCTATGACTATAAAATTAAAAAGGTAACAATTTATACAGTTGCGTGTCCACAAGATCCTATTGTCGTCGGTGGTCCCGAATTGGCTGAAAGGTGGGCCGCCTTTAATGATGTAACTGCCATGGCTTATCTTTCCAATCTTGTCGGCATGGAAAATGATCTCATCGCCAGAGTTCCGATGGAGTGGACAGAGTTTCTTGTCAAGTACACTTATCCAGAAGTTTATGTATCCACGTATCCAGAAGAATTATATGAAGACACTAGTGTTTCCGCGTGTATTGCTGAGGCGTTAGCTGCCGAAGGCAAACAAATTGGTGAGGATATTTTGAATCTTGCTTTTGGATTGGGCGATGCCATTGCATACAGATTTCATGAAACATTGTGTTCTACGAGTGCCGATGATGTAAGACAAGTAAAAATTCGAATGGGGCTTCTTCCTGGGGTGTTCAACAAAGACGATACTTATGCCTTGGGGGGCGAACGCACATCGAGCGAACCCATGGGCGAACGTATCCAGCACGAATACGGGGTTGGAGAAGAATACCACGCCACCACCGTTGCGGGAATGGCAAAAGTTCAGGCATTTCAATATGTGCAATCAAATCCAATGTTGTTTGATTATTTGTGCATATGGCTAGGCGAACAGGCCGGCTCTAAGACAGCAACTGCGATTGGCATGGAAGACTATTCAAATACTTTGGGTAACCTTTTTGATAGATTAAAGGCGTGTGGACTTTTAGATATGCTCGCCCAAGTAATTCAATGTCTCACCGGCGGCTTATCATTTGAAGAGGCTATAGCGGGTATTTTGAAAGCAACTTTTGAGGGAATGTCTCTGGATAGTTTTGACAAATTTTTTGTTGGTTTATCCGAAGAAGATCGCGCAGCTTTGGACGCCTTGGTTAAAGAGAATCTTGAAAGCGGAAACGTATTCGAAGACAGCAGCGCCGCCATGGCCCAGGCAACCGATGACATAGTTGGAAATTATAATCCCAGCGTCACAAGAATGTCAACACAAGCCGAACTTGATGCGGCCGTTACAGAAACTTATGACAAGTATATAAGCAACCCAACGTCTTCTCGCCGGAAAGCAAAATACGATGAAGCACTAGACGCCCAGGCCGCAGGACCAACTCAGGTTAACGCCGGCACCGGCTGGCAAGGTTTTCGATCTTTCCGTGCTGCGCAACTCACAACAGATAACTGGCAGTCTCCTACATATGATTATTCGGGCTATGGGGGAATGGAGGAGTCCGACTTTGAAAGTTATCTGGAAACATCGCGAAGAACGTTAGCCCCTTCGTATGATGGTGGTGATAGTTGGACTGAATTTTTTGCTGGCGACACGGGACAATTAGATGAAAGTGTTGTGTTGGAAGCATATGCACAAGCAGTATTGGAAATGTTTAAAGGTAGAGAGTTAGAATTGGTCGATCAATTAAATACTCTGCCAGGTGCCCCCTTGATTGCGAGTATTATCGCAACCACAGCATGCCCTCGATCTCCCTTTATGTCGCCAAGTTTTACAGACATTATTAAAGATTTTGAGTTTCCGTGGATATGCGGTAGAGAATTTGTGTGGCCAGAAGTTGTTTTTATGAACCCTTTTAAGAGATTATTGGATTGGCAGGATATTATGTCCACTCTTTTTCAAGTAGCAAAACAGGTTATTAAAGAAGCGTTAGTGGCAATAGTGGCAGCCTTGATGATGAAACTATGTGAATTGCTTGGAAATGCCATTTGTAAGGCGCTTGAGGTGACGGGGGACTTAGCAAAATCGGCGGCTTCCGGCGGCCGAGAAAGCTTGCGAGGCTTGATCAAGGAATCTATTTGCGGACCTGATGCAGATGACGAAACCGTAGATCAGACTATAGTAGATATGGTTGCTTTAATGGGCGATGCCGGCGCCGGCTTGGCAGATTCCGAAGTTGTGCGATCCATGGTCGAGGGCATTTCGAGTGTTATGACGGGTGAAGAAATGAACAAAATGGTAAGCGGTGGCGAATCCCCGGAAGGCTCCACGGCCGCTGCCGTTTATTTATCGTATGAGTTTCCTCAATTTTCCGGACTTCACAGTGCGGAGGGCGTGACTGCCATGTTTAAGAATATAGGTAGATTGATGCCCCTGGAATTTCGTGACAACATCAAGAAATTAGTCGACGCCACCCCCGAATATAATATGATGCCGGCAAACCCATCGTTGTGTGCTACGCCCGAACAGATTGAAGAATTTTGTAATTTACGAGCACAGTTGCTCGAAGGTCGAGCCACACCTGAGCAAATTCAGAAATCTTGTGATGACGTTCAGCGCCAAACGCGAAATAGTTTAGAGGAGCTTGTTAAGCCTTTCCAAAATTTTGATAAACACGTAGCGTGTAATATGCCTCCGTTGGTCTCCGACCCCGGCTGCGACAATGGAATTCTTCCTTTCGAGCCCGAACCGTCAGTTGAAGCAACCACGTCTGTTTTAAATAGCCAGCTAGAGGCACTTAAAACAGCTTTTTCAACTGACATGATAGGAAACGGACCCTTCATGAGAAATTGGGGTATGGTGAACATGATCCTTGCGGATACGATGGCATCTCCTCTCACTACCCACCATAGAAAATCAGCGGCTGGTTGGTTGTCGAAAGATTATATAGATTTTTATACAGAAGATACAGAGGCCGTCGCAGAGGGTGGCTCGAATATTGGAAAGATTTGGGACCAAAGGGGTGCTTATCCTCTACATGTTGCAGAGTGGCTAGCCGGCTCGCTAGCGCATTTGCCAATTGAATATAATTCTAATAATGAATTGGCGCCCGACATGAGCTTTAAAAAAGGCTGGGCAGAGTACGATAAGGGACTTTTTAGGAGCACTATTAATGTTTTAGCGCTCCCAGATTTTGGTTATAATGTTGAATTTGAGCCTACGTGGGTGACTAGCCCCGAGGACAGTTATGTAACGTTTATTAAAAAAGCCCGCAAAAAGACCGCTGATTTATCTTTGTTGTTTGAAGATAATGCAAAGGGACTTAAACGGAGGGGCACCGATCTCGCTGTATTGTTTGGCGACGAGCCCCCTCCCCCTCTTGTGAATGTGGAGGGAGATGAGAATTTTAGTTGGGGATTTCAGTTAGAATTTTTTAATGCTGATTTGGTTAACCCTCGCCGGCGAGGAGCCGAAACACCTCACAATGTTTTTGGTGATACATCTCGTATAAAAATTCATGAATTCTTTAACCAGGCTTCAAATACGGACGTTACGTTGGCTGCTTTAGCGCTGCCCGAAATGCGCAATGTATTAAGCAGGGATCCCGACAAAGAGGACGCCATCATTACAGATATGAAATATGAATTTATTGGGAGAGATGACACTCTGGAACTAGTGGGATCGGAAACGTTAAATGAATATCCTATGTTTATGAGTACATTTGAGGATGCGTTACAATATAGTCCTCCCGTTGTATTGCTTTATGAAATGCTGCAGCAAGCCGGGGCCCCCACGGGACAATCTGAGATCAAAGATCTTTATGATGATTTTATGACCACCATGACACAAACGATTGTTAACGAAGTGGCCACAAATGCTCCGGCCTTTGATTATGGCGCAGATTTTGATAGTTTGCAATGGGACGAAGTTGAATATGTTGTCGACACTGGCCAAACCAAATCTCCTGGTGGTACTTCTTATGGACTAGCCGAAGTGGCTGACGAAGACGGCGGCACACGACCAATTCAAAACCAAGATCAAATTTTAGGTATTAGTAAAATGGAATGGCTAATAAAAAATGGAGACAAAGAGGGCGAAAATCGTATTTATTATTTAGATCCCATAACATATGGTGGTAATTATATGAGCCCACCTTTATATATCAAGCCTCTTATGCACAAGGGGTGGCTTGGATTCGTGGATGTATTGTTTCCGGAATTGAGTCCGTGTAAGCCGCAAAAAAGTGATTTGGTTGACTTTGAACAAATTCAAGCAAAGATGAGCGAGGTATATCCCAGCATCCCCCAAGACCCGCGACTCCTACAGCACCCAGATTGTGTGCAAGAGTGGCCATATGCGCGGATTCTTGATCGCTCCGCTGTCGCCGGCCTACAAGGTTTGATAATGGCAACAATTCGTATTTATGCAAGTACCCATTTCATTAAATCTATGGCAACCTTTACAAAATTCTATCCCAAGTTTCCAGAAGTTTTTAGTTCTCTATATGCTTCTTATATTGTCGAAGACATGGAAGCGACTCTTAAGGATGCACAGTCCCGCGGAGAGGCCCTTACCCCATTTAAGGACGAGAAGTTTTGGTATGCTTTTCTAGAACAATCTGTGCAGATGTATTCCCGCCGCCTTGAAGCCGACGATATTGAGGCGCCCATGCACGTCGTTGGTGCGATTACTCGGTTAAACGATATGATGGAAGATTATCAGATACCCACAGAAAAAATGCACGACGAGGCCCGCGAGGAGCACGAAACCCGGCGCCTTTTCATAAAAAAATATCGGGGTGATGAGGTTTTAGAAGAAGTTAAGGCAACCGAAGAAGATGCTAAATTAATTTTAAAAGAATTGGTAGTTGAACAACTAAATTACATGGGCAAGAAGTTTGTGGATAATCTTGATGTTGTTGAAATGTCTCCTGATGTTTTTGACTTAGATTATTACTTGCTTGAAAATCTTGCACAAGGTGGTGACGATCTCAATATTGATCATGAAATAAAATACACCTATCCTAATCTTCCAAGCGAGCCTGCGCCCGATGAACCATATTATACTTATGGGGGTGAGTTTGTTGTCTATGAACTTAACAATCCCGAGAGTGAATATTATGTTGGCCAAGCATATATCGGCTACTATCACGTTTATGTTGACGAAGATGGGAATCTAATGTTTATGGCAGGAGAATACCACAGCGAAGATCCACACGATGTGTTGGTTCCGCTTGTTAACCAAACTAGCATTGATATAGGTGACGTTGCATCATATGGCGCCATTCCGATATCGGGCGACACACGCCTTTTTGGGGTGGAGAAATATATTAGAATTGGTGATCGGATTTTAGAGCCCGAAGTCGCGACAGACGAAATACTCAGCAACGAAAATTTGAGCCAAAATATTTCAGACGTATATCCGGGCGATATGGAGCTACTTCAAGATTCGGAGGGTAACGTTGTTGGAGTGGAGGGGGAGCTTGGGGTTCGATATGGTTTGATGTTTTCTATGATAATCAATGGCTCTAAGTATGAGATAACGTCAGCAGAGGTCGACGCACTTGATTTACCTCTTGGGGAATTTAAGACTCTTGAAGCAAATAGCAAATTGCTTTTGTGTCTAATTAACAATCTTAAAGAAGACGGAAAGTTCAAGTTGATATCTAAATATATTTTTCCACTTTCTAAAATAACGGCAGTCACCGCAATTTATAACGACATGTCGTTTTTGGAGTCTATTGGCGAAGTAACAGCCATGACTGGCGCCACTTGGGCGAAAACCGCAGCGGCGTTGGCATTGGTAGGATCTGTCGAGGACAAACCAGGCCGCTATATGGCAGTGGACGTTGTTAAAGAGGACGATAAGACGTATGTAGACGATGTTAGGGTGTGGGGTACTCCAGGCTGGGCGTCGATTGAGGACCGAACGATCAACGGCCTCCACGGATATAGAACTTATGATGAATGGGACAAAGATCTTTTGACCAAATCCAAACGACGAGTTAAAAGATTATTTAAGTCTTATTACAATTCCCGGAAATGGGGTACATTTGGTAAAGGCGAGCAGCCCGGCGCCGCTTTCTTGGCAGAACTGAAAGAAAGAATCTCTCCCAGCCCCGGCATGGGAATTTTGCCATGGTGGAGAAGACGAAAATTACGCTCTAATCCATTTAATGCGGAAGGAGAATTGTGCGAAAATGAAGATTGATCATATTTATAACAAGGTAACACAAAAATGAGTAATTTTGAAAGTCGTGGTGGCGCTATTGCATTGGGCGTCGGCCTTCCCCTGGCTCACGATTCAGCCAATGGGTGGAACTTAATACAATCACTGCCAACACTCGTTAAACAAAACTTAAAAATGATTTTGTTAACTAATCCTGGGGAAAGGGTGATGATGCCGCTCTTTGGTGTTGGCATGCAGCAATTTTTATTTAGAAGGTTTGATAGCACCGTGTATTCTGAAATAGATTTTAAAATAAGAGAGCAAGTTACACGCCACTTACCTTCTGTTCGAATAGACAACATTACATTTAATGCCGGCGAACAGGATTTTAGTAAACTAGCTATGGCAATTGAATACTCAATACCCAATATAAATGTGCGCGATATATTAGAATTTACACTTTAAGAGGTACTCAAAGATGGCAGACGAACAGAAAAAAATACAACCGATTAATTATACAGCTAGAGATTTTACGAGTATTCGTTCGGAGCTAATGGGCATTGCAGAAAGGCTCTATCCCGAAACTTTTCAAGATTTCAGCGCGGCCTCTTTTGGCTCGTTAGTGTTAGATGCCGTTGCGACTGTTGGAGATCAATTATCCTTTTACTTAGATTATAATGTTAATGAAACGTTTATGGATACTGCTTACGAATATAACAATGTGTTGCGCCATGGTCAAATTTTAGGATACAAGCCACAAGGGCGCCCATCAACCTTTGGCGAAGTTGCTCTTTTTGTGATGGTGCCGGCATCTTCTACGGCGCTGGGGCCCGATACAAATTATATTCCCCTCTTAAAGCGCGGCTCAAAATTTACTTCCACTAACGGCTTGAACTTTGTTTTAACAGAAAATGTAGATTTTAGCGATCCAAAAAATCCTGTTGTTGTGGCCACCACCGACGCTGCCACGGGCTCCCCACTCCAGTTTGCTATCAAGGCATATGGAAAGGTTGTGTCCGGACGCTTTAATCGAGAAGAGATTGTAGTGGGGTCTTATCAGTCTTTTAAGAGAATTCGGTTGTCCGATCCCAATATATCTGAAATTATTTCAGTTGTAGACTCCGAGGGCAATGAATATTTTGAGGTAGATTATTTGGCCCAGGATATGGTATACAAAGAAATGTCAAATAATAATTTTAAAAATGATAACGTTCCATCGGTTTTGAAGCCTTATTTGGTTTCTAGAAAGTTTGTGGTGGATCGCTCGCGTAACGGGGCTTTTTTACAATTTGGAAGCGGTGATGCTACAGCATCTGATGTTGTGGCCGAACCCCAAACGGTTGCAGCCGATATATTTGGTAAATCATACGTATCTGATACGACTTTTGATCCCACAAGACTTTCTAAAAATCATAATTTTGGTACCGTTCCTCAAAATACGACTTTGTTTGTTACCTATCGTGCCACAAACCCATTAAATTCCAATGTTTCCGCCGGCTCATTAAAAAATGTTGCAAATTCATATATGGAATTTAAAAATAGAGATACACTTACCACGTCAACGATTAATACCGTTGTAGCATCTTTGGAAATTTCCAATGAACTGCCCATTACTGGCGATGTGTCGAATTTGACAACCAGTGAACTTAAATTAAGAGTGTTTGATACCTTCCCATCACAGAATCGAGCAGTTACGCAAGCAGACTATGAAAACGTTGCCTATAGAATGCCAGCTAAATATGGTTCTATTTGGAGATGTTCGATGCAGCGAGATCAGAGCAACACGAAAAGAAACCTTAATATGTATGTAATTTCTGAAGATAAGTTTGGAAAACTGACGACAACTAATTCAACTATTAAAAATAATTTAAAAACTTGGATGAACGATTATAGAATGATGAACGATACGCTTGACATTTTGGATGCCTACGTCATTGATCTCGGAATTCAATTTCAAATCCGCCCACAATTGGGAGCCGATAAATATTCATTATTGGATGCGGCCATTGTGACGCTCCAGGCGAAATTTCAAACAAAATTTTATATTGGCGAGCCTCTATATATAAGTGATATTTACAGTGAATTAAACAAGGTTACTGGAATTTTAGATGTTACAAATGTTAAAATAACTAATAAGATAGGGGCGCAATATGCCGCCACCGAATTCGATGTGAACTCCAACCTTTCTCCGGATGGAAGTTATGTAATTTGTCCCAATAATTGTATTTTTCAAATAAAATTTCCCTTAGTGGACATTAAAGGAAAAATTGTCTAATGGCTATAAAGAGATATAAAGCAGACGCAGATACTACAATTGTTAACGCTTATCAGCCGGGCCTCGTTACCCGCGGCACCGGCGCAAATATGGGACTTGCAGACGTATCAGAGGTTTTCTCAATTTATGGGCGCGCCCTCCCCACAGCAAGTTCTCAAGAGCTTTCGCGAATTCTTACTAAGTTTCCTGTAACATCAATAGTGACAGATCGTACAGCCGGCCGAATTCCCGCTAGTGGAAGTGTTAGTTTTTATTTGAGACTGTATAATGCCGAGCATTCTAAAACAGTTCCTGTAGATTATAAATTAGTAGTACAGCCAGTTTCGCAGTCATGGCAAGAGGGCGTCGGGCTTGATTTAGAGACATATAAAGATTTGACAAAAGGAAATACTGGCGCCAACTGGATGAGCGCATCGGACACCGCCGCATGGACAACCGTGGGTGGAGATTACGTTGACGAATCCATTTCTGCCATTTATACTCAATCATTTAGTACGGGCTTAGAAGATATAGAAATTAATATTACGCAATTGGTTGAGGATTGGATCACTGGATCCGCCGGCAGCAAATTTGAAAATTATGGAGTGGGGATCCGCCTGTCTTCTAGTTACGAAGCCTATTTTTCTAGTTCAACCGGACAAAATAGCGCCAGCTTGATACAGAACGATACCGGCTCCACAAGATCTTATTACACAAAACGCTTTTTCGCCCGCGGCTCGCAATTCTTCTTTAAATGCCCTACAATTGAGGCTCGCTGGGATTCAACAGTAAAAGATGATCGAGGTAACTTTTATTATAGTAGTTCATTGGCTCCTGCTGCTGATAATTTAAACGTTATTTACCTCTATAACTACGTCCGCGGAAGGCTTACAAATATCCCAGGCGTAGGTACCGGGAGAATTTTAGTTAGCTTATATTCGGGTTCTGTGGACAATTCCACCCCAAGTGGTTCAAAGTTGACGCTGTATGATGGAAATACAAACATTACGGGTGGCTATAAATCAACGGGTATTTATACAGCATCTATGGCCATTACCGCCGCGGCCACCCCTCTCACTACTTTGTATGATGTATGGCATACTGGCTCTACTCAATATTCTACGGGCTCGATCACCCCCATTGTGCTTCGAGGCGCCCAAACTGTTGCTAGCCCAACATACTATATGAATATTACAAATCTACAAGGTAAATATCGGAGCAACGAAACCGCTCGGTTCAATTTATACATTAGAAATAAAAATTGGGAGCCAACTATTTATACAGTAGCGAACACAACGCCACAAAGCACGACAATATTGAGTGCGTCTTATCGGGTATTTAGAGTTATGGATGCCTACGAAGCAATACCATATGGAACAGGTTCAGATTTAAGTACTCAAATGTCGTATGATGTATCGGGCAATTATTTTGATTTTGATATGAAGTTACTTGAACCCGGGTATGCTTATGCACTTAAATTTGCTTTTTATGACACTGCGTTAGTATCGTGGGTGGAGCAACCAGGAGTGTTTAAGTTTAGAGTGGAACAATATGAGTATTAAAAAGCTTTTTGGTGCTTCTGACAAGAAGAGAAATTATCTTTCTGATACCACACAGAAAGATGCGTTTGTTGATGCGGAGAGTGGTCGTAATGTAAGGGCCATTGCGGGACAACAGGAAGCCTTCGTTCCTCAAATTAATTGGGCAGACCCAGCGAATTTTGCCAAATATGGATCGGCATATCTTTATTACAAAGGCGCAATAGAGAGAATTCAGGGTTACTATCCTTATGATGGCTCCGATGCCGAAATCAATGAATTTTATAATAATTTATTAGATATCGAAAAATATATCTTTAATGACCTATACCCCAGAACGAATGGGTATGTTTTGTTGAGCGCCGATGGGTGGGGATCCCGCGTCGGCAGTTTGGCGGATGGTTATGGACTCTCAGATACTCTGGAGTATATTACGTTTTATGGGGGACCACATTCGTCGTCTTACGGTGTTTTGGCAGATGCCTTCAATAATCCCCACAATGACAAATATCAATCTGCGAATCTTTACCAAACAAATGTTTATCAACCGGAGGGGCTGCCTACCGATTATGGCGTGGGTACCCGCGAATCAAACTTAAAATCTGATTTTGATGCAGGCGTTACTGTTGAATTTTGGCTTAAGAAGTCCGCGTTTACGAACGCAAAAACTTCGAAAGAGGTAATCTTAGATGTATGGAACAACGAACTTTCATCAGCCGCCGATTACGGAAGAATTACAATTGAGTTAACGGGGGCCGCCACCGGAAGCCCATTTAGAATTACCGCGCAATCAGGAACATCCGGAATTTTTCAGCAATCGATTGGAACCGGACTAACAACCGGAACCCTGAATACTTTTCAGCATTACGCGATCAAATTAGAGAATTCGGGTACCAACACGTTCCGAACTAAATTATATGTAAATGGATATTTAAACGACACCAATCTCAGGGCTGGTTCCCTTAACGAACTAAAATCTACAAATATGGTAGGACGCATCGGCGCCCTTTTGACTCCCCCTTCTGGAACCTCCACCGTCGCGACCGCCGGAAAATTAAGCGCGTCTATTGACGAGTTTAGGTTTTGGAAAGTTGGCAGAAGCTCCAAGGAAATCGGAAGGAACTGGTTTACTAATGTGTGGGGTGGTGCAAATACAGACATTAGCAATACAACTTTGGGAGTTTATTACAAATTTAACGAGGGCATTACATTATCAGCAAGTATCGACAGTTCAGTATTAGATTATAGTGGAAGAATTAGTAATGGTGCCTGGACGGGATATGGTTCTAATTCTCGAAATACTGAGTCGGCAATTGTGCTAGCGGGTGCTGCAACGAAAGAGTATAAAGATCCTATCATTTATTCTGTAAATCCCGATGTTGCGTTGCTCAAAACTAATTTATTGAACAGTGGCACATATCATGATGCGTCCAATAATAACTCTTTTGTGTCTCTGATACCCACTTGGATTCGAGAGGACGACGAAGGCGATTTATCTGAACTTAATAAAATAACACATATTGCCGGCGCATATTTTGATAAATTGTGGCTTCAAATCGAGGCTCTTCCCAAATTTAAAAGTCCTGCCTATACCAGTTCTTCTTATAAGCCGCTCCCCTTTTCCCAACACCTTCCACAATCGTTGGGTTTGTACATGCCCGAATTATTTGTGGATGCGGACGTATCAGAAAAATTCTTAAATAGAGACTCCACAAGTCTTTTTGAGGGCGATTTAAACGATACCAAAAATCAAATATATTTAAATATTTATAACAATCTCGCGAACATCTATAAGAACAAGGGAACCGAGAGATCCATCAGGAATATTCTGAGGTGTTTTAATCTTGACGATAGGCTAATAAAGCTGAGTGTATATTCAAACAACAATACATATCCACTCCAAAACAACTTGCAACAAACCCTCGTTAGCAAAAATTCATTAAATTTTAATAATGTCGATAACACGACCGCAGTAGTATTTCAATATCCCGACGCATCCAACCCTCAATCAAGTGGTTATATTTCCGGAAGTTCTGGCGCCTCTGTGACGGCAGTGGAAGACCCATATGGGATGACGACCGAGGCAGACGTAACATTTCCAAGTTATAATGAGGCAGACGATCCGGTTAACCGCGATTTTTTGACTACCTCTTTGTTTGGGATGCACCAAGCAAACACGACAGACCCCACTAATACTACGTATGCCCCTTCGGATTCTGCAAACTTCCAGGTATTTGCAGTTAAGCCTGAAGTCAATTCAAAAAATGTATATTTTAAGTTAACGTCTTCGGTAACGCCCTTTCCCATACCGACACTTACAAGTAGTTTATTTTTTGATGTTTATGATAATGATAGATGGAATCTATCTGTCCGGATTAAGCCAAGCAATTATCCCGTAGCTCGTACTGTAACCGGCTCTAACGTCTATAACTACGATGTTATTTTTAGAGGAATTAATACTCTCCTGGGCAGCGTACAGGATAGCTTTGTGGTATCTGGCACAATGACTCAAGCCGTGGGGAGCAACTTCTTAAGAGCACCCAAGAGAGTATATGCGGGCGCCCAAAGAACAAACATTACCGGCGCCATTCTACAAAAATCAGACGCATGGTTTAGCGGAGTTCGATATTGGACAAAATATTTAAAGGATGCGGCCTTAGATCAGCATATGGCTGATATTAATAATGCCGGCATTTCTGGTTCTTATCAGAGTATTTCGCCATTAGAATCCGGAAGTGCCGGCGAAGAACTTTCTAATTGGAACACCCTGGCGCTAAATTGGAACTTTGACAATGTGACCGGCTCGGATGCCACTGGCAATTTTTATGTAACCGACATTAGCTCCGGCTCCTCAACACTGAGGGACAACTATGGATGGCTTGGCAAAATATCAGGTTATCAGCATACGGGTTATGGTTATGGATTCGCCACTTCGTCAACCTCTGTTATAGACAACCGATTGGTTAACTCTTTTAAATTTGTGGATCCAGAAATGCCAACATCCACAGAAATGATTCGCATTTTGTCTGAAGATGAGAAGGTTTTTGGATTGCCGGTTTCTCAAACTGTTCCTGACTTTTTCTATGTTCTTGAAAAAAGCCTATATGGCGCTATTTCTGAAGAAATGCTAACATTTTTTGCTGGTGTTATTGACTTTAATAATCTCATTGGTGAACCTGTGAATCGCTATCGCGAAAGATATAAGATGTTGGAACATCTTAGAGAAATTTTCTTTCGTAGAGTTACAACAGTCACAGATGTTGAGAAGTATATTACTTATTACAAGTGGTTTGACGACGCTCTAACTGAAATAATTTCTCAATTGATACCGGTCTCTTCTGGGTTTGTGCCCGATGTGTTGAATACGATTGAGAGTCATGTTTTAGAGAGAAACAAATATAGATCAATATTTCCTACTCTTGGCACACTTTCTCCATTTGAAGTTGCCGCGACACCAATATTGGGAATTAATGAGCTAACATACAATTGGAGGCTTAACCACCACCCAGTTTCCAATTTGGAAAAGGAAAATTCTCAATGGTGGCTTGAGCGCCCACTACGACAAACTCCGGCTATATCTTCTGGTGATGGTGATATAGATTGTAATAGAAATAATATTAAATTTACGAAAGGGAGTGTCAATGAACAATCAGCAGCCATTTTAACTTCTTATGTTGGTGGCGTTCGCACAACTTACAACGAGAGTACATTTGTATTAAATAAATTAGCCGCCCCGTATAAGCTGCAAGTTCTAAGAAGACAAGAATATGGCGGCGGCGTTAACTTCACCGATACTAAAAATATTCACTTTACTTATAACGCTCTTTACCCGGCCGGCCCCATCTTCATAACCGGCTCTGAAACGATTCCAGAAAATGTATTGGTGTTTTTCGCCAAGGATATAGAGCCCCTTCCAGACACCACAGACGTTACGTCGCCTCCCGAATTGAAAAAGACCAATAGGGTTTTTAAGGTTAATCATGGTCGCGACTGGCAAGATGGTTTGGGGTATTCAAATACCGATTCTACTTACGCCCTCCCTTTTAATATTCTTAGTTCTTCGGTTGTGTCTGGATACAATAAAGAAGTGGTCGACAATATCACCGATTCCATCGAGATCACCAATTTGCACAACGATGTTTATGGGCCAGAGATGGAAGTTCCGATGCAAGGAGCGTTTACTAATTTCGCTGTCGGTGGCCATCAGTCGCGACATATTCCCTTGAACACTGGTACCGACAATTATACAAACCGACCAGAAGCATGGAAACTACTATTGGGTACCATCACGGGGTCTACACCGGACGTTACGGGCGCCCTTGGAATGGTCGGCGCCGACTATCCTTTCCCGAATACTGCATCGTACCCTTCTACCGTCAACCAAAAAGCAGTTTATTATCGTGGCTTTGTTGCTAAACGACCGGTCAATATTAGAAATATTAAATCTACAACCGGTTCAGTTTTGGGGAATTACACAAATAATTGGCAAGTCGTCAGCACCGTTGGGGCATATTCAAACCCAAGGCACTTTGTAGATAATCAGCCATCACTTCCAGCCCAAATAACGGAAACGCCGTCGGCATCACAGGCAAGATCCATTTTAGATGTTCATAGAACCGATCAGGGACATTTCCAGTTTATTCCCGATTATTCGGTTGCCTATTTGACGGGCACCACAAATAAATCAGTTATAATTGGACGTTTCGCCGCCCCTGGCGGGATTGATACCATGGGTATTGGATATAGCGATATTCGAGCGGCAGAATTATCGGTTTATAATACCTTGTCTTATCGCAATTGGGCCGTTCTTAGACCTTTACAGGCGCCTTCTGGATCTACGTCGGAGGCAGTTGGAGAGGGAACAACGGGAATTCGAGTATCTGATATTCATGGCCAAGATTTTGGATTGAACGCCCATTGTGCGCGCCACGCGGCCCGCTTTGGAAGAGACTCATTATCAGTAACTAACCCCGGCGCCTCGTATGATCAATTACCGGCAATGTTTAAAGTAAACAGAAACCGAAGACCTTATATGGTTGATGGTGGCCTTGGCACCTTTGCCACATCTTCTAAGTATGATAATTTTTATGTTCAACATCAGATTCCAAGAAATGATAGACAATATTCTTGGGTGACAAATTCGCTAGCACCAGACAGTAATAGTATTACGTATTACGGCATGGCTCCTGTTTATGGACCTCTCCGGGGCTTGCGATCAAGTTCTACGGATGGGTATGTGGCATATTTCAACTATGTGACGGAGAGTCAGGTAACTATTTATAAAGCCGTAACATTGGCCGCCCTTGGACCCAAGCAGCCGACATTTCCTTTAAATATACTCATACACGATCCTGTAGACGATGTGGTTGGCTCACCCAATACTTTGGGTTATTCGCTATCCACAAAGACGGATCCGTCTACAAGTGAGAATATATATCTTAATCGCACTTTCTTGAATAAATATTTAGTCAATAGAGACTATAGCGAATTGGAGACCAACTATTTCAACCTCCTGATGACCCAAAGAGGAAACACATATGGCTGGAACTGGAAGAGCGCAAGAAACGCCGATCATCCCGTTTTACTAAAACATAAAAAAGAAAACATCTTAACGGTAGCCAATCGAAGTACCCATCCGACGACAATTAACAGCTATAGACTTCCGCCTGTTTCTACAAGAGGCCGAACGGTGGCAATGAATCTCAACGTTGCGGGAGAAAACGTATCGCTTCAGACAACGTATAACAATGACAGAATCCACTTTAATGAGGCCGCTTTAAACAATCTACAGTATCCAACTACTAAGATAAACAGAACCCCGTTTAACCAAATTGTTCGATTGGTCAACAATAATGGATTTTATGCATTCAATTGGATTCATTATACAGAAAATCTTTTCCCGTCAGAAAGAAATGCATATCTTTCCCGCTCTTTGGAGAGAACAGGATTCGATAATAAGTTTTGGAGAAACACCAATACCGATAGGGTGGACCTGGGGGCTAATACGGCCAACTCCTTTAATATTTCTGTCTCACAAAGTTGCTGGCCACTAGATGCTCAAGAAGATTTTCTTACAAGAACCGGCCCGGTCTTATTAGATACAGGAAGTCCGTTCATCGATCTCATTAGTGGCGGCAAAGCTGGTGAGCTACAAAACAATTATGTGCTGATTCACACCGGCGCCGCCGGCGGTGCGGCCAATTCGCGGCAGAGTCTCCGACCTGGCGCACTATACGCCAGAAAACAGCTATTGCAATCTCCGCTATCGGTTGTCTCTCCCTCGGGAATCCCCATTCCCGAGACGGCTAGTTTAAGTAACCCATTTTCTGATCCTATTCAAATATATGCCGGAGAAGCTTTGTGGGAAGCCGGCACGCAGGCTGGAATTGTTACGGTAGATACGGACACTCTTGATGCTTTTGGAAACCCTGCTGCTACATTTGAGGCATCCGCGTCGGCGCCTTGGTTTAATAGCTATGCTGACTTTAAAGCTGATTTGAAATTAATGGCCAAAGATTATTCAATTATTCCTGAATTTAGAATTAGTGAACACGTAGGACAATATATAAATTATGGATTATTGAATCGCGGCAAAAGCAATACATTTGAAATTCCTGGTACCAACATAAACAGCACTACCGCCTCTTTCTATAAAGACTACTCCAATTCGGAATTTATGAATAGATTTTCCAACATTGCAGATGCGACAGATTTGGACCCCCAAGAAATCAGATTGGTGTGTAAAGCCGCCATCAGATTTAATCCTTATAAGGGTTTTTATCCAGCACAAAGAACTTTAGATTTAATAACTCAATTCTCTAAGTCGTATGGTAAGGGGTTTGTGTCGGATTATACTGGCGGCCCCAGCCGCCGAAACAATGCCGGTCTGAGGCCCCTCATGCAGCCTCTATTTGCCCCAGGCGTTCTTTATAACTCAATTAAGTCTGGAATTGCGGTGGACTATCCCGTGCTTACCTCTCCGGAGAAGTTAGGTAAAAATTATTTTGGAGCCTACGGCACAAACAATTGGATGATTTCTGCTGCCAATACAGCAAGTATATTCGCTGGTACCGTAGGATATACGGGAGGAAAATATTGGGACTATAGAGTTCCTTTTGAGGCGATTATTAAACCACAGAAATATCTCCCGAATATTGAGTTTATTGATATGGAGCCACACCCGTCAGCCTCATTAAATGTTACAGCTTCTTGGAACGGAGCAGTGGGAGATCGTTTATATCCCTTGATGGCAGAAAACTTTTTTGGACAAGTTGGTTCATTTTTCTTAAAACAGGGCAACTTCAGCAGACTTGAATCGAATATGATAGCCACACAGCACCAATCCCCGGTGTTCGAGGCCAATTCTGTATATGGTGCCCGCTTAAAAATATATCGATCAACGCGAGGCATGCGCACCTATGAAAACGAATATGGTGGAGATGGAACCAACGCCGCGTTTGGTATGTTCGGGGCTAAGGTACTGCTTACTCAGTCCGGAGAACCAACACAAAATGCATTTGGTGAGGGCGTATTTCCTCTTCCACAAGATCCCCAACACAACCCGAACTTTCAAGAAAGCTTTACAATGTATAGTCGGACTACGGCATTTGGACCTCCCGTCACAGGCCGCCGCATTGGCCCCGCCGCAGCTAATCTGGAAACGACCACCGGGTCTGCCGATAGTTTAAACGGATTTAATTGGTCGTTTACTCCCCCTTATTATAATGGCGAAGCGTGGCTAGATCTAATTTTCCGACCGTCGAAAGGCACAACATATGATACGGTAGAAAGCATACTTTCAGAGATTAAAACTGTTTATTGGCGCTGCGATCCCGGCATGTCGGCTTCAACGCCCGGCGCCGCGCGCCCCATTAACCTTGGCTATACTGGTTCTCAGCTTATATATTCATATCCCACGAACTCCGCGGGTACCCTACCTCAAATTCCTTATGATGGCAACAATGTCAATAAAAACGCAATGCAAATAAATTCAAGTATCAACTGCTTTGGTGTTGAAAATGTTTACAAGCGCGAATCTCAAAGCGGCCGACCACCGATCCTGACCAACGAGATTATTGGTAAAAAGTGGGTGATTCAGCCCAAATGGGAAACCCCCATGCTAAACTTTAATAATAGGGGCGTTCACCCTATAAGCGCCTCCGAGGGCACTCTTACGTTACCTGAATCATTCGGAACCGAATCCGTGCCACGAGGAATGTGGCATCAGTTTGGTGTTATTCCGGAAACGGCAGATAAGGGCATATTTTTAGAAATTGGAGACATTCCAATAAACTGGTTGAAAAACCATTATAAGGTGATAAATAGAGCCTCTAGATATAACAATTTCGCCCCCCTGGCTCCAGCCAGTGCTTCACATTTGTATCAAAATATGAAATCACTAATAGGTCCCACAGAAGAAAGTATATTTAATTTTGAACAAGATACGAAGAGGTTAGGCGAATTAGCAGAAAAAAGAGTTATTAGAGAAGCAGTTGTGGCGGTACCCTATATTTTAGAGAGTGTTGAAAGTCCAGCAACGGCACCCACTTCTGTTCGAACCCAAAGAAAGCGATTTATCACAATTCCGCGTGAGAGAATAAAGTCAGCTACAACAGTTGGTTCTCGCGATGGAGATTCTTTGAAAGCTGCTGGCCAATCTATCAGAGATTTGATACAAAAGATGGATCGCTATGTGCTTCCTCCGCAATTTGACTTCTTAAATAATAAAGATATTAATCCAATGGCGATGTACATTTTTGAGTTTAAATATACCTTAGACAGAGATGATCTTTCATATATATGGCAAAATTTGGCTCCACGCGAATACCAGAAAATTAGGCTAAAATCAAGCCAAATAGCACACAAATTAGGAGATTCGGAAATACTTGCTGCAAAAAACCTGATGGACAATGATAACCTCCGTTGGATGGTATTCAAAGTTAAACAAAGGGCAACGACACAATATTCTGATTTGGTAGTTTCGTCCGGCCGACGCGAACCCGGACCCCACGCTGGCGCCACCCAAGAAACTTTATTGGGGGATACTCAATACAAGCTTGGATTTAACTGGCCTTATGATTATTTATCTGTTATTGAGCTAATTAAGATGGATGCAGAAGTACTATACAAACCCGCAAGGCGCCTCGACATCGCTGACGAATTTCAAGAACCCACCGACACGAGCGCCGGCGGCGATGTAACGGTGAAATCTGATGAATTGTGAATATAAAATGAAAACTATTAAGAGTAAATATTTAAAATGGCAACATTCCTAAACAAGAAAGAACAGGTCTGGGATCTACAATTAACAACTTATGGTCGTTATTTGTTGTCTCTCGGTAATTTTAAGCCCGCATCTTATTCTTTTTATGACAATAATGTAATTTATGACAATCGATATACCGAAGGCACCACCACAGAAACTCAGAATGACGTACATAACAGAATAAAGAATGAAACTCAATATTTGAGCAGTATGACATTGTTTGCAAGCGTAGAAGAGACCTCTAAAACAGAAATGGGGGGCGTCGTAGATCTTTCCAATTTAAAAAATGTTGCCGCCAAGAGCAGACCCAGAGAAAATATTTTTAAATTTGATGGAGCGATTGGGGATGCCTATTTGGATGGCGATGCAAATCAGGCGCCATCTTGGAAGATTGTTACTCTTCAGAGTACTATTAGTGGTTCTGCTACGAAAGATATAACCAACAATCAAAATATTCCACAAATTGATATAGACGCGAGATATGTTAAAAAAATTAAGAAAACGGCCCCAAACTTTGATCCCGATGGCGCCAGGAGTATTAATCTTACCACTCCAAATTTCAAAGATAACAGAGTTATTGTTTTAGAGCAAAACGATCCAGTGATTTATATCGAAGAAGTCAACACACAGATATTAACAGAGAATTTTGAGATGGAGGTTTTTGAAGTCTTAACTAGTCCCAATGGTAGCGAGACTCTTATAAGAAAGTATTTTGAAAGCTTCGAACCTCAAATTAAAGATGGAATTATGCTTTCTCCTACTCCTCAAAAAAACCAAATACAAACTTTAACGACGGGCGCCGTAGAATATTACTTTGATTTACTATCTGATAAAGATATTGATCAGCAACTTGCATGTCAAGCAGTACAAACTGTCAATAAGCAATCTTATTATGTAAATCTTGATTTTGAATGTGGGGATACCACCGACGATTCCCTTTATTATGATATCTATGGTTCGGTGACGGAGCCCGATATATGCCCCTAATTTACCAAGGCGACACTATGGACAACTTTGGCAAATATTTGCCAACGCCATATATTGAGAGCATACATCTTGAAAGCACCTCGGGCTGGGTCGGGTCTACTGAAGATTTGGGCTATACCTCCGATGATTGGCCGAAATGCACAATAGGAGGAGCTTTATTTTTTAAGGTTGACGACAACGAAGACATAAATAAAGTTTTAGAACGACTCAACAGTGAATTGAATTTTTATTTTCTTTTCGTCTTTACCGCTTCTGATTCTGCTGCTGCCGAAGGGGCCCGAGCCGTCATAGGCGGTGAAGAGAATGTTTTTTCTTACTATGACCGTTTTCGTCGCGACGGAACTGAGTATGATTATGCATCGGACGTTTATTTGGCACCCGTAGATCTCAACAGCTTTCTTTCTGATAATGAAACCGACACAGAGGTTACCTATTCTCCCACTGACGTTTTTTATGACGAAAGCGGAGATAAGATTATAAAATTTAATATTGAAGTGGAAAGAGTGAGTGCCATGGCGCCCTGGGAGACCGTAAAGACTCTTCGTATTTTTGCTTTTAGCAGTACCTTTAACTACTTCAACGATCAGGACGAACTTGTTTCTGAGTTACAAAATGAATCATTTTTTGATAAGCAAACAGGCGACATTGCGTATGAGCCAGTAATTGCCCGCGGAAAATTAGTTAATCCATTCGAGGTTAAGTTTTTTGATTCTGATGGTGTGCTTTATGCTAAAACTCCCCTTCAGTCTATTAGTCACACCTATCACAAAGCCAACACCATCACCCATACTACAATAGTTGGATATTTTAATAACTTGCTTGAGCAATTTGTCGCAGAAGAGCATAGTCAACTAAAGAGGATGAAAGATGCCATTTCCTCGGTTTTGGCCACGCGTGGAGACAAGCCAGATCTTATATACCAGTTGAATGCGCTGAGAAAAATGTTTCCAAGTAAGTCTCGCACAACGCCGGTGGGGAAACTCTATGCCCGCTTTAGAAAGAGAATATTTTCTACTAACAGGGACATTAAATTAAACTCTACACTTTTTCAAAAGATTGTTCGCAACCCAAAGCTTTTTGATGAACGCGATCCTCCCGTCTATACTCGCGAAGAACCTAGTTGGGTTCCAGATGCAATGCGCACTGACGCTAATTATTTATATAGCAGTGGCTATTTGAGTCGGATTACTATGTATTCTTTTCCTGGCGCCAACCCCTTTCAAACGGCAGAATATGACAGTGACGATGCTGCCGGCATTGATTATACGACAGTAGCCAATACACTATCGGAAGTAACTTTCGGGAACGATCATGCGTTTGATGCAATTGTTAAGAATTTTGGTTATTTCTTTTTTGATTACGAAAAGGCACTTCGTAAGGTAGCAGATGTTAACCAAATAGTTGATATAGAAAGATTGATCAGATATGGGATCCCCATTGACTATAAGCATTTTGGGATTTCGACTGCTAAGATCACAAGACCGGAGTTGACGATAGATTCTTCCAAGCAAACTTCTGAAGCCGACTCTGCCCCCAACCCGGATGATTTCACGAGCCAGTCTGTTGAGATTATTGCGAATTTTAAATCTGAAAGGAGCTTCCCCGCAACGATTACTACTAGCATTAAAAATAATAGTAACGACCGGTCACTGGCTGTGATCTCTCCTGGCTTTTATGGGGAGGTGAGCACTGCGCAAGGAGCCGCCGCATTAGCTCTTACCGAAGAAGAACACCCTTATTTAATGGTGAGAAACTTTAATCCAGTTCAGAAAAGATCGTGGTCCAACAGAATAAAAGATTATCGTTTAGTTTGTTTTGAGTTTCAAGATTTTATGGATGATGATGTGGCAATGAACAGGGCAGACAACAACATCGATTATTATACCACAACAGTAGTAATTAGAGATAATTCAATAGAAATATTAAAAGAATTTGTTGCCAAATACAAAAACACCATGAAGAACTTGCGAGATTACAGAGATAGAGCCACGGCCTTGTTTTCATATGACGAAACAACAGGACTCTTTAACGATTTTTTTATTGAAGGAATGGACGCCATATACTCGGCCGATGAAACTCGCGCCCCGTGGTACCGCGCCCCCATTATCTATAATCTACATAGAGATTTATTATATAATGTTTTTGGGGGCGATATGACTGCTCTTATTGAAGATGCGCAGTCTACCATGATGAACATTAATCCTTTTAATGGAACGTTCTTCGCGCTTGATAAATTTTACAAAGAGATGGAAAAATTTTATGAGGACAATTACGCCTCAACTGCCCAAATCGGGAGCGAAATTGGTGAATTGGCTTATAAATCCCCGAGCCTTAAAAGTTTCACAAATATACTTCCTTACAATTCTTCCGGAAACACTGATGAACCATATGGTGTTATTTATACCGAACCCACTTTTACGGCCCCCCAACAAGGAATTAGTTCCCAATTTGTGCTAACTGTGCCCGAAGAGCCGAAGCGCCCATTTGTTATTAAACTCATCAATGAGGATGATCGTGAGCCCATAGGCGGCAATATGGAAAAATGCTCTGGCGGCGACGATAATAAATGGTATCTGTATGAGATGAAATATGTGGATGTTGCCGGAAACAAAACAGAGGTTTCCGCGAAGGTGTCACTCACCGGGAAATGGTCCGGGGGCGTTGCCTCACGAACCAAGGTTGATAACCCCGAAGACTATTCTTCGGAGGAGATTGCCGAAATGTTGGGAATTAGTGTTGTCCCTTACGATGATGTGTCGCTTAAAATAACATATTTTACGGTAGGCAACAACGCCGGCTTCCGCGATACTCGTTGTATAGAAACCGACCATGTTCGTGCCGTAAGATCGGGCTTCTCCGCGGATTATGATCCATATACGAATATATAACTAGATTGATGATATATAGATATCGAAGGAAAATAAAAAAATGAAAACAAGTTTTACTTTAAACGACATAGAAAACATTCAGAAAACGAAAGAGGTATTTAAAAAAGATGTAGAAATTCAAATTGTCGACAATCAGGTTATATCTACGCGCCAACCAGAAAGGCTTAGTATAGTGGATGCAAATAACATTTTGGCCAGAAGCCGAATAAGTCCTCGCAATACAGATAGTCCTTCTACCATAGCCGCCGCAAAAGCATTTTTGAATTCCATTAATTGTACAATAATAAAAAAAAAGGAAGATTTTTCTTTTTTACACACGAGAGGGGCTTTCGTTGGGACAGAACTCAAACACCGTCCCGATGAGTCCGATCCGGATTACGTCGATCTTTCACCTTATCAAAATGATCCGGATTACGTCGATCTTTCACCTTATCAAAATCCCAATATAGCGGATCCATATTTAGAGAAATTACAAAATAGTCAAACGACGGCTGAGTCCGCATTTCCCAACGACAATGATGCTATTTACGAATTTGATGACGCCCCTCCTGAAAAAGATAAACTACTCAAACAAAAAATGTTAAAAAAACAGAAAAGAAAAACAATAATCAGGTTAGCTTCTGATTTAGCACAAGCAAACTTAAGAAAGAACCAGCCCGCACTAAAATACTTTACGTGATATTTATTAAGGAATAGGAGAAGAAAACTATGTTGTTAGGCGCCGCCGCCATCGCCCTCCTCGCCACTAGCGGCGAAGGAACAGAGAGTAACTCGGGAGCTAGAAATTTAAATTCATATGATTATGTTTTGTGCGAGGACGAGAGTACCCTCTATTGGAGACTCGCAGATGGCTCAGAGGAGACTCATCACCCCGTAAGTGGTGTGCGAATCGAACTTGATAATTATCATTATGGAAAGGAGAAAGACGATTGGTTTGTTATTACTGATCCGGACAAGGGAGAGCGGTGGTATCGCCTTAGCACCATTAAAAGGAAGGACCGCACCAAAGAGGAAGGAGGAACTCTTTTAGCCAACATGATGAAGTGTGCCGGCGACGAGGTTGAAGCAGCTACTGAAGCATATCGGTCACTAACTAGTGAACAAAAAGAAAAGATAGCCGAAGTTCAAGCGAGACAAGCTTATTTAAATGAGCCGCACTCTATGATGTTTATAGCATCGATGAGCGATTCTATACAACTCGATACAGAAACCGGACTAATAAAACAAGATACATTTAGATTAAAGTGGAACAATTTGGAGACTGTTCCAGAATGGGCACATGGCGTCAGGAATCAATATATAGCCATAAAAAAAGGAGAGGTTACGGGCTCGGTGGCGATTATAAAAAATAATATTTATCTGCCTCCTGCTGATAACTACAAAAGCTTTAATATATATGGTGATTTGAATACTGGCCAGTTTCAGAAGCCCCCGACTCTCACGCGCCTTCCCGGAAGAGAAGTTCCAACTTTTCGGATAAGCTATGGCGACCGCGGTGATCGGGCCGGGGAAAGTGCCGCTCTTAAGAGAAAATATCAAAGGTTTGAGGGGAATTCGACCCGCGCAATGGTAGTGGCCATTGATGGAATTGTGGATGCAGCTATCAAAGGTATAAGGGCACCCAGCAAATATACTTTTAAAAAAATTGACTCAAATACAAGATTTAAGAGAGAAAATCTTTCCTTGTTGGGTGGATCGAGTACTGTCCCCGAAAATATAGAGGTATCAACAACGTCGGTAGCCAGAATAAGTCCAATGACAACCGGCCCAGCAGGGGGGAGTAGTTACTAATGGCTTTTGATCCATCCGATACCAAAGTTCACAAATTGATCGATCTGAATTTATTCAGCGGATCGAGCGATATTTTTAGAACCGCTGTGGGGGGTTATTGGAAAATAAACGAAGAAGGCGCCGCAGGAAGCAGCATTTCTTTTCAAACCTATGACAACACTAAGCCTCTTTTTCCATATTTTTCAAAAATAGAAACAAATAGCGCGCTAAAAGAAACTGCGTGTGAAGACATGATTATTACAAATAAGCGATTTCCGGTGCGCGTATATGGTAACGGGGAGATGGTGAGCGACGACAAATTGTGGAAAGCCTTATTTGTGGGGGGACAATTTGGCGAAAACAAAGTAAATTCAGTTTATAATGAAAACATTTATGGATATCATTATTTCGAAACTTCCTTGCCTTACACGATTAGATCCGCATCTGCCATCGAAGGAAATTCAATATCGGATCAAATTCAAATATCATATGGTTATAATAAATATTTGCCCGAATATGAGGAATATATTAAAAACCTAAGCTCAGAATTATTAATCCCCAATTTTTATATAATAAGTGACTTACAGTCAATTGAAGAGATGGACGACGTTAATTCCGAAAACTATGATTCAGATATTATTAATTTTGCTACTTTGGATGGGAAATACCCCGATATCAACACTGTGTTAAATTCGACCGCCAAACCTTATGAGTCCTCTCCCGCCGAAAATTCTACCTTTTTGACAACAGAATATTTGCCAACGACATTTGTTCAGAATCCACTATCTGCCACCACACAAGATGCGATTAAAAATAAATTACAAAATATTATTTTAGATGAAAAATCCACCACAAAGCTTTACACTGATGATCAAATATTAAAGTATGCTGAGAGTTTTCCGCTTTACACTAAAATCAATTTTTCACTCGATAAATCTACATCTGTTGGCTGGACGGGAACCTACGCAGATGCCCCCTTTGTAGATTACATAACAGATAACGAATACACCACACGATTTCTTAAAACTTTAAAGGAAGTCTTCAATAATGAGCTTGGTGGTTTGCCGCCATCTGAGGCTACGTATGCCTCCAATTTGAGTTATCTCTCCAGTTCAGAGGATAATTTTGTTAGCTATGATATGGAAACCACAGAAAATAAAACCTATAGATATGTTGATTTTATAGAAATGATAGCACGCGATTATAATAATTTTATTTCTACAACCGACAACTGTTATTTTGTGGGAGATAGAGACATTTATAGAAATGCCGCGGCCGACGCCAACGGTGCTTATCGATATATGAATTCGGTGAGTACAGTTAACACCATGAACAATATTATTGATTATTTAAATAAAAGTTCTAATTTTGATATTAATAGTTTGGAAGATTTTCTTTACCAAGGCGCTCATTCGTGCTATAATGAAACAATAGCATACAGAGTACAAAAAGTAGGGGGCGCCCCAACGGGAGATGCCCACACCCAAGACACACTTCAGAATTATTGGTTCATAAACTCAAAGGACCTGGAAGAATTTAATTTTATTGACACTCAAGTAAAATATAATAGCGATTATACTTATCATGTATATAAATATGTGGTTGTGGTAGGGGCCCGATACAAGTTTTCTGATTTGAGGGTGACAAAAGAGATAAGCAACGATAATACTATCGAAGATCCGAGCCGCGGCCTTATTTATGGACTAGAATTTTATGATCCCACCACTGACGAAAAAGTAGAACAGTTGTTTAATGTCGAAGCTGACGTAAGCTTTCCCACTCTCAATTCTTTAGGCACGCTAATTCAGGAGAGCACAGAATATCCCTATCTTGCTGATTTTTATTTAAATTATGAACCTTGCGTGTTTATTTATGAGGTACCGGTGCATTCTAAGACTTTGAAAGTTGTGGATAATCCCGCTAATGGGACAAACGTGTATCCATATCAATATATGGACGCATCGCAGCGAATTGGCTTTGAATTGACATATGATACTTTTATCCCCAAAGGGTTTCCAAAAACAATAACAAGCGCAGATGACAAATTAAAACAAGACTATCTGAACGCCCGCGGTCTTCTGACCAATGAAGATGTTCCCTTCGAATCTATAGGCCGACCTCGATATATAGAAGTTTATAGAATGAACGAGAGACCAACGGCTTATTCGGATTTTGATACCAACCTAATCACAACGCTTGATTTAAGAATGCCGGATTCGGAGGAGACCTATACGGTTGACTTTTTTGATGATCAGGTAAGAAGAAACACCAATTATTATTATTTATTTAGAATATTGAACGAACATCGCATGATTGGTCACACATCTGAAATTTATGAAGCGCAACTAGTTAGTGATGGCGGTTATCTATATGCTATATTTAATGTAATTTACGAGGAAGATTTGATGCCATCCACGTTAGCAAACGTGTCTGTGCCGTTAAAAAAGATAATGCAACTTCAGCCAAATTTGAGCCAATTGACCTTTGATACGGATTCGGTAGATCTTACACAAGAAGCCCATACTCAAATAGGAAATTTGCAAATTGGCCTGGCTGATGATTTAATTTGGGATAAGAAATTTAAGATTCGCTTAACATCAAAGAAAACTGATAGGATAATAGATTTGAATATTACTTATAAATTGGGAAGCGGTTAATAAAAATGATAACTATTTACGTAAAGAGAGGAAGATAAATGGGATTTTTAGATAATTCAGGCGACATTATTTTGGACGCCGTGTTGACAGATTTGGGACGCCAAAAGATGGCTAGAGGTAATTTTCGCATTACAAAATTTGCCATTGGCGATGATGAAATTGATTATTCTTTATATGATAAAAATAATGCATCGGGTTCGGCTTATTACGATTTATCAATTTTGCAAACACCGATCATGGAAGCCTTTACACAAGAAAACGCCGGCATCAATTATGGACTATTAACGGCCACCGCCACAAATATACTTTATTTGCCCGTTATGGAGATAAACAAAAAAGGATTTGCCAGCACCGTGGTTCCAACAACAAGTTTGCCGGGTCTTTATTTGATTGCTGATTCCGTTAATAGCACCACCACAGAATTGGAAAGTGATGGGGTTGGTGTTACGGAGTACACCGTCAGTGGCCGCGAATCTGGCCCGGCCATATTAATAGAGGCCGGCTTGAACACCACGGCAATTGTAGGAACCCCCGCTAATAGAACAACATATTTGGTTAATAACAATTTGGTTGATAATTTTGTATATGTGTATTATGATAATAGATTCATTTCGTCAGTTATGGGCCCAACGCCATCCGCCAAATTTAATAACACCGCGGCTGGTGATGGGAGCATGGAGCTTTCTGTGGCGATGATGCCAGGCGCAAGTATAAGCGCAGACCTCCAGCTTGAAAATTATAGTGCCGCCCGAATCCGGGCGCCCCAGAATGGCGTTGTGTATGATCCAAATTATAGCCAAGCTGACAGTACTGTTTCGGTAATTTCTGGTCCCCGATCATTTTACACAATGTTGAATGTGACAATCAATCCGAATTTATCTGCTGAATATTCAAAATATGGCTCCGCTAATACTCAACTCCCCGGCGGGACTTCCGGTTCGAAGCTGTATGACTTTTTGGATACGATACTTTATGTTCAGGGCGCCAAAACTGGAGTCCAAGTTCAGGTACCGATAAGAATTATCAAATATAAGTCTGGATAATAAAAATGAAAATAAAACTAATTGGAGATTATTAAATGGCAGTCGTAAATTATGAGCCCCTGGGGGCAACAGACGTAACCACTACAAAAACATTATTGCATGAATCAATACCTTTAACGGGAACCATTGTAAGTGGTACTTATGGGACGTGGCCCGATGACACTAACGTCAAAAACTACACACACGGAATGTTTCAGTCTGTGTATGATTATCCCTATTTGAGTTCATCCGCAAATCATATTTTTGATTTAACGGTTGGATATACAACTGCTTCAGCCTTGGCCGCTAGTTTGCCGGCTGCCAGCAATGTACAGCAATCAAAAAAACAAAATATGTATACTCAGTTTGCGCAAGTGTTGCTTGGCTATACTGGCTCTACTAATGTCGTTAGGAATTTTGAATCGGACCTGACCCTTGACGGAGCCGGTAAAATGAAATCGGCCTTTTTTGTGAATTTTTCCCGTTTACTTTATAAGGATGAAGTTAAGAAGGGCACCGTAAGCATTACACTTGGCACTGGCTCCTGGGCAAGTCCGTTTTCGAAACCCAAGCTCTTAACAGATGCCAGTGCGTCTTCCACCGGCGGCACATCTAATACTCTAGGCGGCGATTATGGATTGCTTTACGATTCAACTCTTAAAGACGATAGTGTTAAGGGAGTTGTATTTTACCAGGCCGGGATTGCTGTTATTACTTCGTCAGCGTTCGTTAATGACACTGAGGATTTCAATAGTGGTACCGGCGCCGATGGAATGGCTGGAGCTTACCCGAGCCGGTATACGCCTGCGGAATCACTTGTTAGCGCGTCAATTAGTGGTAGTTGTAATGCCTTAAGGCACAGAGTTAAAAATATTTCCTTTAATAACACAACGGAAATTAATTCAACCATTTATTTTTGCAGGGTTCCCCACAATAAGTACAACTATAGCTCTAACCCGACCTATCTTTCCGCGAGCCAGATTAGAGTCAAAAACATTGCCGCCGATACTCCCGTAACGTATATCACGACAATTGGGCTCTATAATGCCAACAATCAGCTTTTGGCCAGTGCGAAACTTTCAGAGCCACTGAAAAAAGATCCTAGCAATGAGATAGTTCTTAGAGTACGGCTGGATTACTAATCATCCCTAAATGTAAATGATATGTCTTTAAGAAAATTCGGACCTAATGATATTATCACAAATACACTGAAAGCTCACCCGAGTTGTGAGTTTTTCATTTATGATTCAAAGATTTATTATAACAATGTCCCCGCACGTTCCGGCGCATTTAGCAGTCAAGTATTAAATGTTCCCGCGGGACATGTTAGTTTATATGAATATAATATAGATAAACTGAGCGGCTCAAACAATTTTATTTATCCTTTTATCTATAAAAATAGTAGCAGGGTGGCTTTTAGGGGTGTAACACGTTCACAGTTTGATAATGTGTATTCATATGGGGACGCAATAACCAGCAGCTATCCCATGTCGGCTTCAATCACCCGAGAATTTATGAGTGGTGCTGCCGGTACCATGATAACGCGAACAACGGCAGACGCCAATTGTTCAGGGAGATCGGTATTTTATTCAAGTCCCAAATATCCGCACTTTTACGCTCTTAAAAATAGATTAAATTTTTATGGACTCAGGAGTCAACATTACAAAGTGTCTTCTTCGTATGGAGACAAAAGCCTCCAACCTGTTAATTTAATTTCGATCCCGACTATATTTTATGGCTCCCAGATAAAGCCCGGCACAGTATCTCTTAAATGGTACCTTACTGGTTCTGTAATCGGAGAATTGCGAGACACAAAACAAAATGGTGAATTAATAGAGGTTTCTGGAAGCAGCGCCGGCTCCGTTGCCGGCGTTGTTTTATACGATGAAGGATTTGTTTTACTAACTGGATCGTGGAATCTCAACGAACAGCGCATGGGACTCGTTTCATCGAGCACTTCCGCCCCACAGTATCCCGTAAAGCCACAGTGGCTTTATTTTGGTGCCGGCGCCAATGATGACGTAAATCAGACGACTGTAGCTAGCGCCTCGTTTGCTTCGGCGTCTTTTAATCTTTCTTTCAAAGGAACAACCGAAACACAAGTTATGACAATGTTTGCACATGCCGGCCGCGGCGAAGCAAATTATTCAAGTAATCCAACTTTTCTGAATTTTGGTCAGCCCAAGCTTCGTCTGACCTCCTCGCAGGTTTACGAGGAAGATGGTACCCGAACAATTGTAAATACAGTCAGTTCAAGCTACACAGATTATAGTGCCTCGTTCCAGCGACAAGTTTATATTTCTAGAGTGGCAATTTATGATGATAGTGGAAATCTACTTGGAATTGCCACCCTCTCAAATCCTGTTCTTAAAAAAGAAGATGAAGATTTAGCCTTTAAAATTCGTTTAGACATATGATATAATGAACCATGGTTCTCGGAATTGACATATCCACCAGCATAACTGGTTTCGCAGTTCTCGATAAAGACGGGGAACTTGTCTATTCTGATTCAATTGACCTTCGAAAGCATAAAAGCATATTCAAAAAAACAATCGAGATAAAAGAAAAGATACTTGACATTTTTGAAGAGTTTGTGCTAGATTCATTGGGCGATACCATTGAACACATTTATATAGAACAATCTCTACACATGTTCATGCGAGGTAAGTCATCAGCGAAAACCTTATCCACGCTTACGAGATTTAATGGGATCGTGTCTTGGCTTGTTTACGAACTTTTTGAAATTGAGCCAGAGTATATTGGCGCCACCTC